AATTGGATTAAAGCTTTTGTTGGAAGCAATGATACCAATTTTTCTCAGGCAGATAAAAAAGCAGTTGAAACATTGGCAGCGCTCACAATAAGCAGATTAGAAAACGCAAATTCAACAATGGTAAAAAGAGCAGAAGATGTTTTGAGGGCAGCAGCTTTGGAAGATATAGCAGCAATAAATGTTTCTGGACCAAGATTTGAAGTTGCAGCCGATGAATTGCAGCAAGCTTTTGATAGGGCTGGAATGACTGTTGCTGGGGCAGCAGATGAAGCCACTGGAATTACTCCAAGATTGATTGAAATAAATGGCAGAAATTATAATGCGGCAAAGTATGCTGAGTTGGTAGTTAGGACAGAAAGCAGAAATGCACACAGTTTATCCACATTACAAAGAATGCAAGAAAACAATCTTGACAAAATCCAAATTACATCACACTCCAGCACCTGTGAAATATGTGCAGAGTATGATGGCAATGTTTACAGCGCAACTGGACAAACTCAAGGATTAGATACTCTTTCTGAATACCCACCGTTCCACCCAAACTGCCAGCATTTAATCACACCCACTTTATAATGCCTATGACCGGTCAATTGCTATAAGCAAAATACCGGAAAAAAGAGCCGCAAAATAAAGAAAAAATATCACTCTTATAATATGCCAATCCGCTCAGACACAATTAAAAAAAGATGGCAAATTGATGCAGCTTACAACCTTGCTATAAAAACAGCTGTTAGCAGAACAGGAGAATTGGTAAGGGGCGAGGCAGTCAGACGAGCACCTATTGACACAAGCGCCTTGAGGCAAAGCGGCGATACAACCGAAACATACAGTGTTGCAGATGTTACAACAGTTGGGATTTATTTTGATTTACCATATGCCCGCAGACAGCACGAAGAAAACTATAACCACCCTAAAGGAGGAGAGCAATATTATTTGAAAAATGCTTTGGAAATGAATAAGATTACTCTTCTTTCTGAAATTAAAAAACAATTGGCAGTGATAAAACTATGAAACGATTAAACAAAAATTTGGCAGATTATTTATTAGATGAAGATTTGGTAAGATTGCCATATAATGCTGGAGATGAGCCAGTTATTTTTGTTGAACCAACAGATGGCGCTCCAGCTCCAGATGATTTAGATGATACAGCGGCAACCGACATTACGCTCACGCTCACTACATCAGGAGGAGTTGGCACGCCTCCATATGAAGGATTTTTGAATAGGCGTTTAACAAGATTTACTTTCAGATGTAAAAAAGGGAAAGAAAAAGATTTAATTGATTTTTCAAATAATATTGATGCAGCCCTTGATGATAAGCGTGCTTGGATTATGGGTGATTTAAGAATTGAAATAGCTCAACTTTATGTGCCACTGCAACTCATCAACACAACCTATACAGACCAGGGAGCAGTTTATCAATCGGAATATTTTTTCTTATTCAGAAAAGCATCACTGGAGGAAGAATAAAATCCCCGCAAATAATTGTGTAGGGAATAAGGTTATAAGAAGATATGGCAACACCAGTTTCAACAGTTTATGGACCACTTTATATTGCCCTCCAAGCAGCGGAGGGAACAGCAGCAACCACTGGCTTTAAGAAATTCCACAGAGCCTCTGGAACAATTTCAACAGGCAAAGAAGCAGGCAAGGCTGAATGGCTAGACGGCAGCCGATACTCAGATGCTTTTGATTATGTTTCTTCTATTGAGGTAACTGGACAGGTAACTGTTCACGGCTCAGCAGATGCGATTGGCGCATTGGCAGCTTGGGCGCTTGGCAGTGATGATGTTACTGGCGCTGGTCCATATGACCACGAGATTTATCCAACACCCACAATTCCTTTCCTCACTGTTGTTTCAACTCTTGGAGAAAGCCCAGTTAATCAGATTTTGGAACATTATGATGTTCAGATTTCGGAGCTAGTTATTGAAGGCACAGCAGATAATGATGTTCTTGAGGCACAGGTAACTTTTGTTGGAATACACCCCGGCAAAATCCGCGCAACAGAGCCAACAGCAGCGAGCGAAAGCGAAGAGCCGCTCCTGCATTATAACGCAGAAGACAACTTTGTTCTGGCTGGACTAAACAGCGGCGGAGCAGTTAAGGTTGTTAATCAGTGCAGTATTACAATTGCAAATGAAATCACATCATATTATGGAGACAGCGTCCGCCCTGTTGCTCTTGTTCCTGGACGAGGCTCCATTGGAGTCAGCTTTACACTCCTGGCAGATGAAGACACCTTGCCGCTCCTCAATCAGTATTATTATGGCAGCGCAAACCCTGTTGCTGGCACAGAGCCGCAATCAAATATTTTTAAGGAAGAGTTTGTGGTAGAATACACACGCGGCACAGGCGCATCTGAAAGAACAGTTAAAATTGAAATCCCCGATGTTATTTACACAATTGAAGAATATCCAGAGGCAGATGCTGGCGGAGACCCAGTAGAAATTGCCTGCACCGGAGAAGCACGCGTGCCAGATGCTGGTGATGTTGCTGATATTATTACAATCACTGCAACAAATTCAGACAGCACAAGCTACACAGGCAACACACCTCCAGGTTCATAATCTTTTAGTGGAAATTATTGCAAAATCTTTTGCAATATGGTAATATACATATATGGAAGATTTTAAGATAAAACTGCAAGGCGAGGATTACACGATTGCTCCTCCGTCCTTGGATAAAACAATGAGAATAACAGATTTTGTTTCTGAAATACTAGAAAAGGTTCCTGGTATTTTTGATGATGCTGAACAATTCAAACAAGAATATCGGCTTAATCACAGAGAGATTTTAACCAAGGAAGAGGCGTCAGACCCAGAATATGCTGATGTTCTTGAAGCTCTTAATCTTTCACTTTCTGATTTTGATAATCCGGAAAATATCGTAACAGATGAAATTACCAATAAATCTGGAATTGCTTTTTATCGTTCTCCGTCAGAGATGGAAACAATTGCACACATTTTTCCGAAAGTTTGGGAAGCAGCGCGCCCAAATATAATTCAGCTGGCGGCAATTATTATCATCAAGGATAAACAACTTGAGGAACACGATAGAAAAGGCGCCGTAAATGGACTGATTGAAGAAAAGAGCCATTGGATTAAATATAATCTTTCTTTAGAAGAAGTTCTTGAAATCATATCAGTTGGGGCTGTTATCGTTAAAAATCAAATTGAAAGTGCGAGCAAAAGCCTGGGAAAACTCAGCGAGAACCTGATGGAAATGCTGGGCGAAGCTCAGACAGAAGAGCCAGCGAGCGAGCAAGCAAGCAGCACAACAGAGAAAAGCGCAGAGCAGATTTAATACATTTATTTGCAAAGGCTTATGGCTGGAGCAGAAATGAAATCTTGTTTAGAATACCGCAAACAGAGCTGTTGGCATTAGCTGATGTTTTAATGCAAGAAAAAGATGCCGATAGGCGATTTGAAGCAGCGTTGCACGATAAAGAATTGCCACACACCGTTTATTCAGTTGGAGAGCCAAGAGAAGGGCAAACAGCGCAAGAGCGCATCAGAGAGAAAAATGCCTGGCAGCGCGCTCAGCAGCTTAAGATGTCAAAAAACAAAAACTATTAACCGCGATAAGAGATAAAAAGAATAATCTTATTATATGATAGGCGGCGGAAGTAATGTTGGAAAAATTGTTGCGGAAGTTGAAGTTAGGTATGACGGAAAAGGCTTAAACAGACTTTCCACAGACCTAACAAAAACAAAAGCATCACTGGCTGGGACTGATGCAGCGGCAGCAAAAACAGCAGCGGGCGCAAAGGGCGTTGCAGGCTCAATTGCAGGGCTTTCGGCATCACTTGCCAAATTTACAACATCAGCAAAATTGGCTGTTGCAAGTATGGCTGCCTCAATGAGAAATGCAAGCGCAGCAATGGCTGCAGCTGGGGCAAGAATGAAAGCAACAGGAAGCGCAATGATGGCAAGAGGCTCAGCAATGAGCCGAAGATTTACTTTGCCTATTGCAGCAATAGGAGCGGTAAGTGTTAAGGCATCTGTTGATTTTAATAAAAGTATGACCAAAATAGCATCACTTGTAGGCGTTGCAAATAAGGAAGTTGATAGTATGAGGGAGCCAGTTATTAAAATGGCGTCAGCATACGGCAAAAGCGCAACAGAAGCGGCGGACGCTTTATTCTTTATTACATCGGCTGGCTTGAGAGGTCAAACAGCGATTGATACCCTAAGAATATCACTTAAAGCATCAGCTGTTGGACTTGGCGAAACAAAAGTTATTGCAGACCTTTTAACAAGCGCAGTAAATGCATATGGCGCATCAAATCTTAATGCAGCACAGGCTGGCGATTATCTCACCGGCGCAGTCCGGGCTGGTAAGCTAGAAGCAGACCAATTGGCAAGCGCAATGGGCGCAATTCTACCAATATCATCAGCAATGGGTGTTGGCTTTGAAGAGGTGTCAGCAGCAATGGCTGCAATGAGTAAAACAGGAACAACGGCAGCACAGGCACAGGTGCAGCTGAAAGGCATTTTAACATCAATTCTTAAGCCAACTAAAGAGGCGGAAGACCAATTGGCAAAAATGGGGCTATCTTCTCAGGGCTTACAGGAAAAACTTGATAAAGACGGATTGCTACCAACCTTGCAATTATTATCAGAACGATTTGATGGCAATACATCAGCAACGGCAAAAGTTTTCGGAAATGTTCGGGCGCTCACTGGTGTTTTGGATTTGCTTGGCAAAAACTCAAAAAGTACGGAACAGGTTTTTAAGGACGTTGCAAAAAGCGCTGGTGATTTAGATAAAGCGTTAGAAATTACAGAAGGTGAAGAAGGTTATCAGATGGCAAAGGCTTGGACAACCATTAAAAATTCGTTAATTCCA